TTGTCACCGGCTTCGGCGGAATAGACCTCCCGCCTGACCTGTCGACCGATGACCTGATGGCGGATATTGCAGTGATATTCCACTGGCCGCCATCAGAGCTCTATTCCCTGAGCCTGACTGAGCTCATCACATGGCGCGAAAAGGCGCTACAGCGTAGCGGAAACCACAATGAGTAATAACCTGAGGCTTGAGGTATTGCTGAAAGCGGTCGACCAGGCGACCCGACCGCTTAAATCCATCCAGACCGCGAGTAAAAGCCTGTCGGGCGATATTCGCGACACACAAAAAGGGCTGCGTGACCTGAACGGTCAGGCGTCAAAAATCGACGGCTTTCGTAAGGCAAGCGCGCAACTGGCCGTTACCAGTCAGGCGCTTGACAAGGCGAAGCGCGAAGCCGGTGAGCTGGCCGTGCAGTTTAAAAACACCACCAGTCCGACTCGCGCGCAGGCGCAGGCACTCGAAGCGGCAAAGCGTGCCGCCTCTGAGCTGCAGACGAAATACAACAGCCTGAGAACGTCGGTACAGCGCCAGCGCTCCGAGCTTATGCAGGCCGGTATTAATACCCGTACCCTGTCTGCCGATGAGCGTCGGCTCAAAACATCTATCAGCGAAACGACGGCGCAGCTTAACCGCCAGCGTGAGGCACTGGCGCGCGTCAGTGCACAGCAGGCGAAATTAGGACGGGTGAAAGAGCGATATAAATCAGGCAAGGAGCTTGCCGGTAACATGGCCGCTGCAGGTGCTGCCGGGGTCGGTATCGCGACAGCGGGAACGATGGCCGGGGTTAAATTACTGATGCCCGGTTATGACTTTGCGCAGAAAAATTCCGAGTTGCAGGCCGTGCTCGGGGTCGATAAGCAGTCGCCAGAAATGCAGGCGCTTCGCAAACAGGCGCGCCAGCTCGGCGACAATACCGCCGCCTCTGCTGATGATGCCGCCAGTGCGCAGATTATCATCGCAAAAGGTGGTGGTGACGCTGCTGCTATTGAGGCAACAACGCCAGTCACTCTGAATATGGCGCTTGCTAACCGGCGCACAATGGAAGAAAACGCCGCGTTACTGATGGGGATGCGCTCCGCGTTTCAGCTTTCCAGCGACAAGGTTTCGCATATTGGCGATGTTCTGTCGACAGTGATGAACAAAACCGCCGCCGACTTTGACGGGCTCAGTGATGCAATGACCTATGCCGCACCGGTGGCAAAAAATGCCGGTGTCAGTATTGAAGAAACTGCCGCGATGGTGGGCGCTCTGCATGATGCAAAAATCACAGGTTCGATGGCCGGTACCGGGAGCCGTGCAGTATTAAGCCGCCTGCAGGCTCCGACCGGTAAAGCATGGGATGCTCTCAAGGAGCTGGGTGTCAAAACCTCGGACAGTAAGGGGAATACGCGCCCTATATTTACCATTCTGAAAGAAATGCAGGCCAGCTTTAAGCGCAACAAGCTCGGCACCGGGCAGCAAGCCGAATACATGAAAACGATATTCGGAGAGGAAGCCAGTTCATCGGCTAACGTGTTGATGGCTGCAGCGGCCAGCGGCAAACTCGACCAGCTAACCGCCGCGCTGAAAGCGTCAGACGGAAAAACTGAGGAACTGGTTAAGTTTATGCAAGATAACCTCGGCGGCGACTTTAAAGAGTTCCAATCTGCTTATGAGGCAGTCGGTACCGACCTTTTTGACCAGCAAGAGGGCTCGCTGCGTAAACTCACCCAAACCGCCACGCAATACGTGTTAAAGCTCGACGGCTGGATCCAGAAGAACAAAGGGCTGGCGACAACTATCGGCATTATTGCCGGTGGCGCACTTGCTCTAATTGGCATTATCGGCGGCATTGGCCTCGTTGCGTGGCCGGTTGTCATGGGAATTAACGCCATTATTGCCGCCGCTGGCGTGCTGGGTACGGTCTTTTCTGTCGTTGGTGGTGCCATTGTGACCGCACTGGGTGCGATTACATGGCCGATTGTGGCCGTCGGTGCGGCGATTGTGGCCGGGGCGTTACTTATCCGCAAATATTGGGAGCCCATCAGCGCATTTTTCTCGGGGGTGATTGAGGGCATCATGAGTGCCTTTGCACCGGTCGGGGAAATGTTCGCTCCATTAGCACCAATCTTTGACGGACTCGGTGAGAAGCTGCGCGGCGTCTGGCAATGGTTTAAAGACCTGATTGCACCGGTCAAGGCAACGCAGGAGACGCTCGATAGCTGCAAAAATGTTGGCGTCATATTTGGTCAGGCACTGGCCTCCGCCTTGATGGCTCCGCTCAATGTTTTTAACAAGCTGCGCAGCGGTGTCGACTGGCTTCTCGAAAAACTCGGCATCATCAACAAAGAGTCGGACAGCCTCGACCAGACTGCCGCCAAAACCAACGCCGCCACGCAGGGTAATTCCTACATCCCGGCAACCAGCACATATGGCGGCTATCAGGCTTATCAGCCAGTTACCGCACCGGCGGGGCGCTCTTACATTGACCAGAGCAAAAGCGAATACAACATCACTCTGCCGGGAGGTGTTGCGCCGGGGCATCAGCTTGACAGACAGCTACGCGACACGCTCGAACAGATTGAGCGCGAAAAGCGTGCGCGTCAGCGTGCCAGTATGGGTCATGACTGAGAGGAATAAACGATGATGCTTGCGCTTGGAATGTTTGTGTTTGAACGCCGCACCCTGCCTTATCAGTCGATGCAGCACTCGAAGGATTACCGCTGGGCGTCTAATGACCGGGTCGGTAAACCGCCTGCGTATCAGTTTCTCGGTGAGGGGGAAAACTCGATCCAGCTTGCCGGTACGCTTTACCCTGCTATTACCGGCGGTCGTATATCCCTTCTTGCTGTTGAGCTGATGGCCGACGAGGGCAGAGCATGGCCGCTTATTGAGGGAACCGGCAATATCTTCGGAATGTATATCGTCGATAAGGTGTCGACCACGCATACCGAGTTTTTCAGTGACGGCGCGGCCAGAAAGATTGATTTCACCTTTTCGCTGAAACGGGTCGACGAATCACTGACGGCCATGTTTGGCGACCTGAATAAGCAGGCCAGCGAGCTTCTCGGCTCTGCCGGTAATCTGACTGATAAGCTGCAGGGTGCGCTCGGAGGGTTGGCCGCATGATTACGGGCATGACCATTGACGCTGGTACCAGCCTTGCACCGGCATTTATGCTGACGCAGAACAGCCAGGACATTACCAGCAATTTTAGTGACCGGCTGATTTCCCTCACCATGACCGACAACCGGGGGTTCGAGGCTGACCAGCTCGACATTGAGCTCGACGACACTGACGGCAAAGTCGAGTTACCCCTGCGCGGGGCGGTGCTGACGCTGTGGCTTGGCTGGCAGGGTTCCGCGCTTCTGAATAAGGGCGATTTCACGGTCGATGAAATTGAGCACCGGGGCGCGCCTGATACCCTGACCATCCGGGCGCGTAGTGCAGACTTTCGCGGAACGCTCAATTCACGGCGTGAAGAATCATGGCACGACACCACCCTCGGTGAGCTGGTCAGCACCATTGCAAAGCGCAATAAACTGACGGCCAGTGTCGCGGATTCACTGAAAAAAATCCCGGTACCGCATATCGACCAGTCGCAGGAGTCCGACGCCGTATTTCTGACCCGCCTGGCTGACCGCAACGGGGCGGCGGTGTCAGTGAAAGCGGGGAAGCTCCTGTTTCTGAAAGCCGGTAGTGCAATGACGGCCAGCGGCAAGCCAGTCCCGCAAATGACCCTGACCCGCAGCGATGGCGACCGTCATCAGTTTGCCATTGCTGACCGCGGGGCTTACACCGGCGTAACTGCAAAATGGTTGCATACCAAAGACCCGAAGCCACAAAAGCAGAAAGTAACGCTGAAACGCAAGCCAAAAGAGAAGCACCTGCGCGCACTGGAGCACCCGAAAGCAAAGCCAGTCAGTAAAAAGACAAAGGCCAAAAAAGAGCCAGAAGCGCGCGAGGGTGAGTATATGGCCGGTGAGGCCGATAACGTGCTGGCGCTGACAACGGTCTACGCATCTAAGGCGCAGGCGATGCGTGCCACTCAGGCTAAGTGGGATAAGCTGCAGCGAGGCGTTGCGGAGTTTTCAATTACGCTGGCGCTTGGCAGGGCTGATTTATTCCCTGAGACACCTGTGCGCGTGTCAGGATTTAAGCGCGTCATAGACGAGCAATCTTGGTTAATCAGTAAGGTTACTCACAATCTGAATAATAGCGGCTTCACGACGGGCTTGGAGCTTGAGATTAAGCTCTCTGATGTGGAGTACAGCGCGGAATCTGATGATGAGTAAAATATATTCACAAAAAGTGAATTTATGATTATCATTGTTTCATGAATTGAGAATAAGAGGTGGGTTATGTTTCATTGTCCGAAGTGCCATCATGCCGCACATGCGCGAACAAGCCGCTATCTAACCGAAAATACGAAAGAGCGCTACCACCAGTGCCAGAACATCAACTGTAGTTGCACGTTTATGACAATGGAAACGATAGAGCGCTTTATTGTTACTCCGGGAGCCATTGACCCGGCACCGCCGCACCCGACTGTCGGTGGTCAGCGACCGTTGTGGCTCTGATGAATTTCCGCTAAATGCCCGCCGCGTGCGGGTTTTTTTATGCCCTCAGCAAAGTGGCGGTAAAAAATCCA